TTCCAGTAGTTCCGTCTACCTTGATCATGTTGTCAATTTTGACAGCACCAAGGTTATTAGAGTAAACTGCTGTGTGAGAATCTCTGCTGAACAATTTTTGAGATGCGTTGTTTCCGTATTCTGGAAAAACATCTGTTTTAGATGTCACAGCACCCTTGAATACTGAATTCTGTCTTCCAACAGAAACAATACCCATTTCTCCCATGTCAACACCAGCGAATGCCAGTTTTGAATCAAAGGGAGTAGATCCTGAGTCGTCTGCATCAACATCTACTTCTATGGTCGCGAATCCGTTAACACCTTCTGAGATATTGCTACTAAAATTAGCACCAATGCTCGATCCGTTGTTTTCCGCTTTTGAAGTAGAAACGCCGCTGTCATCTTCGTTGTTGCTGATCATGTAGTTCAATGAACCATATATGTCAACATCTACTTCTGATGCATTGGCCGGAGCAGGTTTTAATACTGCCCATAGGACTACGATTGCTACGATTATCGCAACAACCAATCCTGCTTTTTTCTTTGTTATTTTCATTTTTTCTCCTTATTTTTGTGTGGTAATTTTATTACCATACACAAATTCTGTCTATTATAACGTGTATTTGATTAATTTGTCAATAATGTTTTTGGATTTTTTTTAAAAGGTTTTTCTATAACTGAGTTTATTTATTTGTAAATTTCTTTTCGAAGTCTACTTTTTGGTATGTTTATATTTCTCTTATCGCACGTGGCGTTCAAAACACAATCGTTACAAGCGGGTGACCTCGATTTACATACTAATTTGGCATGGGTGATCAACCACATGTGGGCACCGTACTTGTATTTGGCAGGTGTGGTGTTGTTCACGGTTATGGATGCCTTACCTTCGTCCAGACTGTCCACCCAACCCAATCTCCACAGCATTCTGAACACGTGTGTGTCCACCGCTATGTGTGGCTCTCCAAAAACAAATCTCATCACGATGTCAGAACTTTTACGACCTACTCCCGGCAGTGTCATCAGTTCCTTCTGTGTGCTTGGCACACGTCCGTCAAACTTCTCCAACAGCATCTTACTCGTGGCCAATATGTTTTTTGATTTGGCGTTGAACAGTCCCGCGGGTCGGATGGCCTCTATGATCTCTTCCTGTGACAGTTTCAGCATTTCTTCCGGGGAGTTGGCCAAAGCGAACAGTTGTCTACACGCCACCGCCGTCCTCTGGTCTTGGCTTTGTGCTGACAGCATCACACCAATTAGGCTGGTGTATGCCTTTGAATAAATTTTTGCTTTAGGTTTCTTGTTTGAGTAGTTTGGATATAACGCACTCAACTTCTCATAGATGTATTCGATGTCATTACTGTTCTTCATCCGAGTGCAGTTCGTTTAAGAGTTGTCTCAGTTTGCCGCCTTCTACAGTGGCTTTGACTTTTCCAATATCGTCCCCCTTGCGTGGGTCTATTTCCTTGTCTTCTCTAGCATCTGTGTTGGGTTCAGTTGGCGATACCTTGCTTTTAGTTTTTAGATTGTCGTATATTGTGCTTGTTTGTTTTTTGAACTGTTGATATTCTGGGTCTTCGGCAAGATCTCTTATTCTCAACGTGTCAACATCAAATTCCAAATCAACTTTTTGTCCTACACCGCTAGAAGATCTTGTCTTCATAAATTGTATTTGATATCTGCCTCGCTCTTTCATTGCCCTCGATGTGAATATACCTATCACGTTGTCAGCAGTCTGTACCTTAGACAAGCCACCTGATATGTGCGAATGGTCAAATTCTATTTCTTCAACAGACGCCCTGTTCAACTGTGATGCTGTGGCCATTATCATTTGCGATTCAGTTGCGAAGTTTCTCAGTTCTTCAGAAACGTATTTGTCTTTTATGAACAAGTCCGCTGGTGATATCTTTTTACTTTTTGGCATCATGAGGTCTAGATAATCTATCAAGATACAATCTACTTTTTTCTTTTGTTTCAGTTGTAATTCTTTTATGTAGGCTTTTATGTCATTGACATTACTACCCGAAGGAAGATATTTTATTTGTACACCCCCGGACTTTTTAGACATCATCTTGACTTTCATTTCAACAGTATCGATGTCTTTCATTACCTGTCTTGTTGAAATATTTGCCATCATGGAATCCAAACGCATGGCACACAATACCTCACTTAATTCAAATGAGATATACACAGTGTTCAAGCCAGCGGTTGCCCAATTGACTGCTAGATTCTGCAGGAATAAACTTTTGCCCGCTCCTGATCCACCGGCAAAGATGTTTAGTTCTCCACGATTGAATCCACCATAAAGTTTTTTATCAATGTTGGGCCAACCTGTGCTGACTTGTCCGTTAGAGTTTTTGAGTGCCTCTAACCTACCTCTTGGATCCTCGAAGTAATCTGTTCCTAAATCTTTCGTTAGACTGATGCTTACTGCCGCTTTGATTTTATCTTCAACTGGATTGTAATCTCCCTTCTCTAAAAGATCAGCGGATTCTAATATTGCTTTCTCCATGGCTTTGTGTCTCGAGAATGTTTCAAACTCGTCAAGCAACCAACTGAAATGCGATGGGTCTAAATCTTTCGCTGATTTGAGTTTTATATCGTGCTTGGCATTCACTTGATCAACGTCGGGCATCACTTTGTATTCTTCAGAATAGTCTTTTACAAATTTTGCGATTGGTTGCAGTTTCCTGTCAAAACTCACAGGTTCAAAAATATTTTGTGCTCTAGCAAAAGATTCAGCATCTGCCAAAAACATTTCTAAATATAATTTTTGTACATCAAAACTATAATCAGCCATACATCTTTCTCTTTAGATCAATTTTTAATTTATTGGACTCGGTTGTTTTCAAAATACTTTGAATAACAAACAGTCTTCCATATTTTAACACAGCATCGGCCACATCATCAACTCCTTTTTGCCATTCTGGAAAAGCAACACTCCAACCAAATTCTATCGATTGATCTATTAGTTTTTGTCCTGGAGCATCTCTGTCGGGTACCACGATTACCTTTCTCCCTAGATTGTTTATCAGTTCTTTTTGAGTGTCATTTATTTCCGAACCCAAGATACTAACGCCCGAAACTGTAATGGCATCAAACGGTCCTTCTGTCACTATCACAAACTTGCGTGACCAATCCTGGACGTCCATGTTGAAAACATAACCTGGTTGTGTCACAGTCCAATATTTTATTTGTTTGTTCCTTGTGTCGAAGAACCTGCCTGTGTATCCAACCAATTTGCCTTTCCAGTAAAAAGGAATAATCACTCTCCTATGGAAATCGCCATGTTGTTCTGGAGAATAATGGAAATCATACCAGTCCGGTTCAATTCCTCTTTTTTTCAAATAATTCAGAACGCCGTCGATCCTGCCAAACTGTGCGTCGGTTAGATCTTTGGCCAAATATTTTTCCAACCAATGTTCCAATGGAAATGAATTTTTTGGAAGTTCTTTCTTTTCAAAATCTATGAATTTCTTTTTGTCAACTGTTTTGTCTTGCTCTTCATATCTCATTGCCTCAAGGGCAAGTTTCCTAATTGCTTCCTGAGACATGCCAATCCATCCCATGAACTGTCTCATTTTGAAATTCAATTTTCTACCTATGGTATAATTTGCCTTGTAACCGCAATTGAAACAGTGATAACTCAAAGTCCCGTCTGCTGTGGTCATTACACCACCTCTTTTCTTCTTGTCTGCTGATTCGCCATTATAAACACAACAAGGGGCATTAAAACTTATCCAGCCACTTGGAGTTTTTTTTCTTCCACCAGGCAACGAATTCAGAATACTAGATTGGATCAGGTTCATTAATATATTTTAATGTCTGTAGAGTATTTTGTCAAGTGTTCCGGTGTTACCAGAACTATTACCATAACTGAATCTCACATTCTGATAGATACCTGTGAAGTTTTGGTAAGTCACTGAATCAGAAGAAGTTATGTTGATGGTAGCGATGGTGAAATAGTCAGCATCCACTGGAGATGTGGTTACCATGGTGCCTTGTATTTTTACCGTGCCTGTGAAGTTGGTTGTGTATATGGCCGCAGTGTGCAGTGCTGAATTGTTGTTCTTTCCGGGGTAGGCATTAATCGCTCCCGATGTTTTTGCCAACGGTCCTGATGCCACAGTGAAAGAAGTGATACTCTGGCTTGGTTGGAATTGAGGGTAAGCACCATCCAATAATTCAATTGTTCCTGAACTTACATAACTTGTGTCGGAATAAGTTACAAGGGTGCTACCATCACTTTTTATTTCATTTATAGAATATTCGTAAAATTTGTTGTCTAAATCCAGCATGTCTCCATCGGTTATTTCAACACTTGCTGTGCCCTTTGAACTTGTGGTTGAGCCGTCATCAAGTATAGAAAGATACCTGGTCACTACTGCTTTTTTGCTTTCTGTGTCGATGATATTGAACTGGTATGTCTTGCCAACGATGTTTTGACGTTTTTGATCCTCATTTTTAAATGTGAAAGTAATGGGATTTCTGACTCCTCTGTATATCTTTAAGCGTCTATCGTACACTTTTGAATTCCTTCCGTGATAACCATTTTGGTAAACAATTATTGTGTTTGTAAGTAAATACCTCGAGACTGTTTGCATAATACATATTTAACAGTATTTATAGATAGAGCATGAACGAAGTTTTTGAAACACTGGGTAAAAAGTTCCCATTTTTATCCTTGATTAGAAAGGGAGAACTAGAATATGTTGGTATCGTACAAAACCAAGATAATCAAGTGACCAGTTTTTACGATTATGGCAGGATACTGTTGCCAGCGGACAAAATGGAGTTCCTGAAACTTGGACAAAACTGGTGGTGGGAATCAAACAGAAAAATTCCAATCAACATATTTTTAAAAGGTGCCTTTTCGTATTTTAGATCTACGTTAGTAACATTGGCAACAAAGGATATTGAAATTGTTCATGGACCTGTTGTGAGATTAGACGAAATTGCAAAGAAACGGGTAAAAAGACGAACAATCCAATTGATGAGACGTCCTACCTAATTAAACTATTAATTCCACAATTCCTTTCAAAGTACTTGGTCAACGGACTGTCCTTCCGGTATGAAGAATATTCGGCTCGATACGGTTGTTTCTTTTTAGGTTTACGTGGAAGTTTTTTCTTGATTTTCTGATGTAGCATCAAAACTATATTTAGCATTAGACATCTGATTCATCTGTACAACGATGGCTTGGGCATAAGCGACAGCATGAGACTTCTTGAAAAAGTAACTGCCATCGGATGGTTTGGTCCAAACTTCTTTTAGTATGTCTATCCAGTCCTTGTGTAACAGGTGTCGCTTGGCTGGTCGTATTATGGCCAACACTGCCGCTAGTTGCTCTATATTTTTTGGTTCTAATTTTGATACTATGTCAAAATGACCATTCAGATGGAAAAGTTCTTGAACTATTTTTGGATCTTTCAACATGTTCCAATCCGGTTCCTGTATCATTAATTCAACCAGTTCTTGTTCAGTTTTAATATCCTTGTATATGCCAACATTCAACAGATCAATTTTGAAATAAGATCTTTCTTCTGCTTTCTTGTAATCCAAACTGCTGAATCCTGTTATTGGATCTTTTGGTATCTTGTGAAAGTACACACCTGTTTTGTGTTTTTCTATCATGCCATCCTTGATTATGGAAGCAGGGGTATGTTTCAATTTTTTAAGTATTTTTTCTCTATCCAAAAAATCTATGTCTACATCAGGCATTAATTCATTTTCCTTTTGTCTGCGTTTAGAAATGTTTCAACACTTGCTTTTGGATCAAATATTTGCAGTACCTCTAGAAGTTTCTTTGTTCCTTCTGTGTGTGAATCTTTATGACTTACACCAGAAACAACTAACTTTTTTAGTTTTCCATCATCACCTATTACTATGACGCTATCACCCGGAGCAATTTCAAATCCTTTTAAATTTTTGTTATTCATTTTTTACCTTTAAACAATATGTGTATGTTGCCATCAATTCCGTCGTCGTCGTGTTCGTCATGATAAGTCAAACACATTTCAATATCATTATATAATGATTCTAAAGTTTCTTCAATGATTTTTTTGTTTGCCTCTGGTGTTGTTTTTTTTGAAAAGTTTTCAACACGTTTATAGTTGAGAGCGAGATAACCATAAGCGTCTGGTATCAATAGATCTCTGAAAGAAATTAATGTCTGTTTAAAAAAATTTATAGGTACAAAGTGTAAAGCGTTGACAGATATCACACCGCTCCATTTTTTTTGATTGTCCTTGTACCAACCTTTGTACAGTTCTTCGTCTCTGAATTTTTCAAAATGTGGATCAACCCCATGCACGTTGGGATAAAATTGTTTGAATAGATTATTACCACATCCGAGGTCACAAAATTTTTGTTCTGTGTCGCTTTTTGTCACAAACTTATCAATAAAATAAAAAGGCAATAGTGTAATGACTTTTTCCCATAGATATGTTCTGGAAAGGAAAACATTCCAAACGTCCACCGAAAAATCATGAATATGAAATTTGGATTGTATTTCATTTTTAAAAAGATCTGTCTTTTTAAAATTTTCTTTCCACGAATCAAAGTCGTCTTTTCTGAAATCTTCTATGTTGTTGTATCTAAACAATTTTAGCCTCCTTGGCAGTTTCTTTCACAAAAAGCAAATCTGCTGGATAATTTTTAAATTTGTTATTCCAGAAATTTGGATCTATAAACCTTTGTACCATTTGTAGTTGTTCGTCTGTCAATGAGGTCAGCATCGATTTTCCTGCCTTACACCCTAGTATCAACCATGGTGATATCTTTCCAGATTGTATGTGTTGTACTGCTCTGGGCGTATTGACTAATCTAAAATAATCCGACCATTGCACATTTTGATCATCGGCCCAGTCCATCATTGTCTGTATTGATCTCCTTAATGCCGCTTCCACCGGTTCAGATTTTAAAATGTCTATCAAGTATGCTTCATATAAATCATCTCTGGCCCAGTGATCTAATTTTATTTTTGATGTTATTACGTAGTCGATGTATTTTTCTGGATATAAAGGATTCACATGCATCATATATCTTCCAAATTTAACAAATGCGTTGTAGTATGCACTCTTACAAAAATCATTATATGTCTTTTCCTTTGTATGATTTTGGTGTATTTGATAAAAACGCTGAAAAACTAAGAAAGCATTCTGAACCCATTTTTCATTTTTTTGTAGATGACGTCGTTTTGGTTCACATACATGAACCTGAAGAGTTCGCTCTCTTTGGAAAGTTTTCCCACAAAATGTACAGGTATTAAGATTTGCTTCCATGTGCCTCTAATAGTTCTTCTAGTTCTTTATCTGTCAACAGTGTATCTAAAACTTCGAGGTCTTTTTCTTTTGTGGATGGAAACAACTCATGTAATTGTTTTAAAGATTTATTCGGAACCTTTTTCATTGGTTTAACCCATGGATGAAATTGTTGTTTCAAAGATCCACACATAGATGTAAGCATCCAACAAAGTTTTTTGTGTTTGCTTGATAATGTGAACAGATGTTTGTTTACACATTCGTTTACCATTTCAACATAGTGTTCTTGATAAAACTTATCTCCCGAAACACTGCTCGCGTATCTCATTATCATGTACGGAGAGTACAAGGATTTTTCCTTGTCGTCGATACGATCAAAATAATCCTTATTCCGGAAGTCGATTGCTTTCATTCCGTTTCGTAGTTCAAAAAACTTTCTGTTGTCTTTTTTTGCTACCATAATTGACTGTAGTCTAATATTTCTGCCTGACGTGAAATGTCCTTCACGAAATAAGCACACATTGGATTTTTTTTGTCCTCCAACGGTACTGTCAATATTTGTCCGGATTTTGTTTTTGGAAAGTACCATTTTACTTCTTGATAAATGTCCACGATGTCCACTTCCGCAAAGTCCGGTTTTGATCCTGTGATTGGATTAAGCATAAATGCTTCAAAACCTCTGTCATTTAAACTTGTAATAGGTATTACAAAACACTCTCCCTGCTCTGCATCACCTACAACCATCTTCCAGTCCAGAGGCATTTTTATTTTGTATTTGCCAATTTGTAGTACCGCCGCCGGGGCATTGAATGATTCTAAAAAAATCAACGGAATAAAAAAATAATCTGGATCGTTTTGATTGCTGTTGTCTAGCACAGAAAAACGCAAACTATCATCTACGTATTCGGGTATTTTTTCTAAAGTGTATGTTCTGTTATCTATTGTAAGGATTTTCATAATCTATCTTTTCTATATTATATGGATAATTGGCCTCTTTGTAAAACTTTTTTCTTTGTCCTAGGTGTCTTTTCGCAAATTTACATGAACTGGTAATGTCCCAAATTTGAACACTGTCCTTGTCTTCTGCCTTCCTGATTCCACGACCTATTGACTGTATTACTCTGACAAAACTTTTTCCGGGTTCTATAAGGACAAGATTAAAAATCCTAGGAATATTAATGCCAACAGCGGCAACTCCATATGTGGCAATGATAACTTTATTTTCCGCAGTAGATACTTCATCGTAGTGTTCCTTTCTGTCTGGGTTTTTGGTTGATCCTGAAATGAATACCGAATCTTTTATTTTCTTTTCCAATATTTCTCCGGCAGATATTCTGTCGACTAAAATCAATGTGTTTCCGGACGATGCTATTGTTCTCACAGTATCGGCGATCCACGACATTCTTGTTGTGTCTGTTGTAAGCCATTTCAGTTCTTCTTGATAATTTCTAAATTCTGGATGGTCTTGTGTTTGTAAAACATTCACATGACAGTTTGCCAACACGCCCTTGTCTTGTAACTCTTTGGCCGGAATTTTATTGACCACATCGCCTATCGAACATTTTAATCCGTATGATTCAAAATCTGCTTTGGGTACAGTGCCTGTCAGTCCCCAACGTATTCCACAATGAGCAAATGGTCCTGTAAGCATTCTTTTGAGAACATCGGCTTTAGCCATGTGTACCTCGTCAACAATTACAGTGTTGACATCTTTGATGGCTTCTAAAAATTCTGTTGTGTGTTCGTCTTTGCTTCTTTTTTCTAGCACGTTCAATGACTGCCAAGTCGCTATCGTGTTTTGTCTTCCTAGTTCCTTACGGTCACCATAGTATACTCCCACATCGAGGTCACAAGCATTGAAGTCTTCTTCGGTCTGTGTCACGAGACTTTTGTTTGGCACAATGGTCAGTGTACGTCCATAGTTTTCAACTAGTCTACACAGTGCGGCAGTTATAATGGTCTTACCTGCACCTGTTGCCACCTCTTGTATGCATTGTGGATTTTCTAAAAATTTATTGATCACTTCTACTTGATAATCTCTGAGTTCTATTGGCTGTCCAGCACATGGATGATTGTCTGGCCAAGTTATATCACCAAGGTAATCTTTGTTTATGAGACTAAATTCAAAATTGTGAGGAGTTCTTTGATCCACTAGTTCTACGTAAACACCCGAGTCTTCTAATATTGGTAAAATTTGATCCACCAGTGCTAGATAGGTGGTGCCGCCCAATCCAAAGAAACTGATCTTTCCGTCCCATCTTCCAAGTTTTACCGCTGGTAAGTGCCTTGCGTATGGAATTTCAAATTTGAATTTTGAATGCAATCTTTTTCTATTGTCTAAAGATAAATCCTCAAATTTTACATTTACCTCGTCTTTGATTACTAGTTTACACGAACTCATTATTTTTTATGTTACTCACAAAAGTTGATTCTTTTTTAGTAACATAATACACTCGTTTAGGCAGATTATCAACCAATTTAGTTAGAGTTTCGGTACCGCTCGGCCAATAACCACCGTCATAGAGTGTGAAGGTCGATTTGAGTCGGATGCCGCTTTTGGAAAATGCTCTTGGTATTTTTGTTCCTACAAAAATTATTTTTGTATTGTTGTCTATTCTCTTTTGTGCCTTGCTGTCTATTTGTAGTTGACACCAATTTTCATACATATCTTCCTTTTCCGAATCTGGTTTCTCGGAAGGGTAAGCACTTTCCCAGATAGATGAATAAAAATTATTTTGTTCTTCATTGTTTTGTTTACGCCAATGCGGAGGATCATCGAGAGTGAATCCCCAAGCGATCTGGCTTTGTCTTATACCCATTTTGTAAAATGCCTCTAACCATTTTTGGATTTCTTCTACATGCTTGTATTGTGATATTTCGTGTCCGATCTGCACCATAGCAGGTAGACTGTCCAAATCCAACAGGCTTTTTATCAATTCACTTTTGCTATATTGATGTCTATCAACATGAATGTTTTGAGACATACTAAAGGCTATCTTTTCTGTCAACGTTTTTGGAACAAAATTAGTAGGAGTCCTGTCGATTGCTAGTTCTTTTAATCTGTCAATTTGTCTGATATGCGATTCCGTTGCTACATTCTCTTGCCACCACTCGATAAGACTTTCTTTAATATTTTTGAAACGCACCTTGTCTTCATCTATAAGAGCCACAGGTCTCTTTATCGATAGTTTTATTTTTTTGATTTCATCAAATCTGTCCAGCAAATCGGGATTCAATATCTTAAAATCATATCTTATTGCAATCAACATCAGATAATACAAATTTATTTCGTTTGATTCACACACCCATTTTTTGGAATCACCGTCGTAGGTCATATGAGACAGTGCCATTGTCTTTTGATGTTTCAAACATCTGACCAGTTCTATAATTTTTTTATTATAAGGAAATTTAAATGTTAGCCACTTTCCATTCTGATCTTCATGGTATTGTATTGACTTTTCATAATCAATTGTACGGAAAGGCTCTCTGTACACAGGCTTGTTTAATAATTCAGTTAGATCTACTCCAAATTTCAGAAATAACGTATGGTATCTTTTCAGCATCGCTACAGCGAGTTTGCCTTGTTTTTCTGTGTACGCATACGGGTTGTCAGCGAGACTCTTAATTGTCGCTATATCTTTTTGATGTGGCGAAAATCCCACCCACCACTGCTCATTATAGGCTAAAACCTGTATTGCCTGCTCTATTGTGTCTATATTAATATGCTCACTCATATGTTTGGTAAATTAGATAATTATAGTATAGCACGATTGTTAATTTAGTCAACCGGGTAAAAACACGCATATAATGAAGAAAAGAAAACAAAGAAAATTGTCTGTAAAGGCCATAAAAAAGGTTAAATTTCAAGTCAAAAATGCTTTGGCTAAAAGAAGCGGGATCAAAAATCACAGGACGACAATGGCACAGATTTATTTTTGGTTCAACACATTGAACAAGGGTCTGTTCAAAAGCACATTGCAGACTCCACGGTTTGAGATCAAACGTTTGAAATCTTGTTTTGGTCAGTGCGTATGTATGTGGGATGGTAGAAGCGTGAAAACTCCAAAAGATACTTTACCTGTGGGACAGGATCACGAGTCCATTGAGTATGTAATCGAGATGAGATTGATGTACGACACCTGGAAAGATTTTATAGAAACCTTAGCACACGAGATGGTTCACTTGTACCAGATGACTATCGACCTAGATGGCAAGGCAAATCACAATAAAAACTTCTATAAATGGAAACCTAAATTTAAGCAGTTCGACCTAGAACTTTCGCTTTAAAATCATCATAGTTCATTAAGTTTGTGTTCTTCATGTCTGTACCGGTCTGTAGATGATAGAAATATTCGGGCGGGTCATCGTGTACCACAGTGAATGTGCAGTATGGCCTTTGCTTTATCATTCTTCTGAATTGGCTCAACCATTCTGTAAAGATCGAATCGGAATGCCTCGGTCCGTAATTTTGTGAATCTTGATATATGTTGTTTAGTTGTTCCTTTCCGTATTCTCTAAAGTCAAAACCTAATAGATATAAATTTTTGTGTCCATGCACACACGCTGTCCATATTGCTTGATTACCGCTGGTGTAGTGTGGATTGTTTGGTATAAGATTGATACCCTCGTTCCTGTTTACTTCGAGACTGGGAGCATAACAGGTTACGCCCTGTTCCCATATTTTACTTTTGGAAATTTCCTGTGACATTTTGGCATCCACCGAAAAAAGAAAGTCTGGTTTGGTGTCTCTATAAAGTGCGTTGCAACCATATAGTTGTCCGGTGTCTCGTAAAGTCTCTAAATCAAAATTTTTCCTACTAGGTCCATTTCCTATTATGTAGGCATTGCCTCTTGGCACTGCCTTAACTTTGTCTTTGTAGTATGCTGTTTCTTGAATTTTTTTGCCACCACGGATGACTGTTCGCACAATGACCGTTTCGCCTACGTAGGGTTTCCACTCTATTGGTTCTATAACATTCCTGTTGCCTAAATTTACTACTTTCATTTTATAAATCTTTCTAACAATCTTTCTCTTATTCTTGACCATGGTATACCTTCTCTGATCTCATCAGTGGTCCACTCGGTGTATGACAACCAATTTGCCCAGTTGATCCTAGATGGCATGGCGGGTTGTAAAATATCTGCCACATTGGTGTTTCCCACATCGTGGCTAAGACTTGATTCTGAAACAAACACAGGTATGCCATTGAATACAGCCTCCATGGCAGGATTGGAAGAATGGTTAACCACTGCCCATGTGCTTCTTAAAATTTTTTTGAAGTCTGTGTCGTCATAGGTTGTCCAGTCTCTCTTTGGCATATTGATACGCACATAGGGATATTTTTTCTCGTCAAAGTTTATAGGATTACGAGGATGTGGCCTTATCACTATTGGTTTGTCGCAGTATTGTCTTATAATTTTGATCTGTTGATCAACCCAATTACTCATGTTTGGCATGCCAATCCATTGCTGACTGCTGTTGTGTTGTCCGCAAATCACGATTACATTTCCTGTCTGTTTCCAAGGCTGTAGTTCTATGTTAAATTTTTTCCATCTTTTGTCGTCGTATTTCTGATTGGCAAAATCAGCGTCTCTGTTTATGCCATTGATTCCCATCTTCCAGGTTGTGTTTCTTTTGATTCCGCCAACTTCAAGCACTACTACAGGCTTGTTATGTTTTTTAAAAAAATCCCAAACCTTCTTGTTTCCTTCCATTCTGCCTCGCCATAAAACTGACCAGATGACCGCCACATCACATTCATTATCATATTTGTTGATTACAAAATTTTCATTTTTGTCCTGTAAATTTTTTATGAACGCATCAAAAACCGGTTTTGAATTCATGCTACCAAATTCTGGAAAGACTGCTATTTTCATGACCTCCAAGTCGACGGAGCCGACTTCCAATATTCGATATGAGATACATCTGTGCTACTTTTTGATCCACGTAGATCATTCCTAGCACTTGTTCCGATGTTTTTCCTTTTGCCTTTGAAATGATCCATATAGAGCCCGAGTTCAGAATTTACAAATACATGATGTCCTTTGACACCTTTCCAATATCCGATATCGTTCACTTTGATGTCATGTTTTTGTCTGTAAATTTTTGACAAGTGCCAGAACACATAACTATCATGCCATTCCAACAGTTCGAACACTTTATCTTCGATAAAAATTTCTTCCCAATCCTCTGCGAATTTCTGCATATGAGGATTATTTAAATTATACCCAACAAATCCGCATTCGGGATATTTGCCTCCATCGTTCTTATTGGGATTTTCTCTGCCGAGATATGTCAGCATAGAATCAGCAGGCAATAACGATTCAAGAAACTGTCTGGGCATGGATCTAAATGTAAATGTATCAGCATCTAGCCATATGATGTAGTCATAATTTTTTTCCACGGAAGTTTTTATTGAATGTGTTACACAAAAAACTTTGTTGGCAAACCTCACAGCATCAAATAGGAAACTTCCTTTATTTTTGTCACTACCATTGAACGCTGTTGGTCTTCTTACACCTCCTTCTATTTCCTGCAGTTCTCCACAGGCCACTGGGTCGTCCTTGTGTCGCTGTTTGAAGTTGACCAGATCCGGTTGTACTTCATGAAGGTCTATCCATTTCACTCTAGGTGACATAATTTCATTAGTTTCGGGTTGTGGTCCTTCGTGATAGATGTGTATTGCCGTACCGTCGGGCCAGTGTTCAATCACACTCTTGACAGATCTCTCAGCGTATTGCGACCACGTGCCTGGTTTGTAACTAGTGATTACTTTGATTTTCATTATGTACCAATATTTAACTTTTCTTTGAATCTCGCAAACACCTTGCCGCTTCTTATTTCTTCAGTGCTCCATAATTTATAACCTATATTGTTCAACCACTGTGTCCTGTCGGGCATGTCGGGTGTTTCTATCTTGGTTAGGTCTGTGTTGGCTACTGGCCAAGAAAGTGCAAGATCTGAGGTATTAAAGGTAGGGATTCCACGAATGCAAGAGTCGACACCGGCAGTAGAATTGTGAGTAACAACAGCATGGCAATTAGTTATTGCTTCTTGGAAATGAAATCTGTAATGCTTTTTTTCATCACCCATGAAATGTTTTTGTCCTATAGCAACTTCAACGTCTGCTGGAAATTCTCCCAATCGCTGAGATATCGAATCTACGTGATTAGGATGTGGACGTGCTATAAATTTTCTATTGGTTAAAGGTCTGAGTTTTTCATATACATCTTTGAACCAAGCAACAGGATCCAGTTCATTCATAGACCAATTGTCTTTTGGTTGCAAGACAAACAGAATAGGATCTTCCGCATCTGATTTCCTCCATGGTTCGCTCTTGATGTTGAATTCCTTTTTTAACATTTCCCAACGATCTCCCGGCGAATTATCGGAGAGAAAGTCTCCATTGTTCATGGGAGAATACAAACTTACTCTCCAGTAGTGATTGGGATACGTTGACACATTTCCATAACTGCTTAACAATCCTCCATCAAAAGTTATAACTTTTATACCTTTGGCTTTGGAGTTTTCTACTAATTCTAATCTCCTGCCCTTGGTATGATGCCTTTGGTTTGTACCGCCGTAGCCAAACATACAAACAATGGGTGTGGTTGGATTCATTTCTCCTTCCACTGTTGGCCCAGATCGATTCTCGTTTACCATAATTGGTTCGTCCCCACAACGTTTGATACCTTCTTCCATCCATTTCAAAAGATCATAACTGGATCCTCTTTTTCTATCTTTTACTGTTCTACGAAAAATTTCAACTTTCATTTAATAATCTCCATGCTGTGCCATCTGACATTTCCTGCATATTGAAGTTGGAATATGCTAGACTGGAAAACAATGGCATTCTGTCTTCGTATTTAGGCGTTTCTATCTTTGTAAAATCCGTTTCTGATATTGGTAAGGCCGCACTGGCTCTAGGATCACAGAACACAGGTATACCGTTGTGTAGTGCCTCTATTATTGTGTTACTGTTGAATGTCACCACTGCATGATATCTGCCCCAATCGATCGGTCCTTTATGATTTGTTGGTCTGTCGACTTTGACTGTGGCCCCAAAACGATCCTTTGTGATCTCTGGATTGTATGGTTTTTCTCTCACGTCTACAAACCTGTCTGTGCTGTCGTTGAGAATTTTTAATGTGTCTGTTATCCAGTCACCGGCATCAAAAAAATTTTCAATTGCCATTGTAGGTGGCAGGAACAAGATGTCTTTTCCGTTTTTGTTCCATGGTTTGATTTCACGTTTAAAATATTTTTCATAACGATCAGAAGAAACGTTTTTTAGTTCAGTTTGTGTGTGTCCGTTTTTTGTTATTCTCAACCAATGTGGATGATCGTGAGCATTTGAAAAGTAACCATGGTCCATAAAATAAAAATCCTTGTTTTCTTTTTGACACCATTTGTAAACTTCTCCTGATCCGGCTAATATGCCATAGAACGCCAGCGTTTCATTAGGCAAAGTTGCCATTTGTTTGAAATCATAAATTTTATGAGGTCCGGGTGTGCCTTTTACAAAAGCATCTACGTAACGCTGAGTTCTCGGTTTGGTTGTGTGGACTCCTGCTATAATCATAGATAGTTTAGGACCTCTTTGATATCGACTCTGAGGTTGTTGTAATCTTTTAACCTTTTTACATTTTTTGGCTTGTCGTTGCCCAAAGCAATTTTATCAGCATATATGACATGATGTCTATGATTTTTTAACATGCTTAAAATTGGATATGGTTTTTTATCTATAAGTTCTGTTTGAGATATTTCGATAACCTGTGCCCCCTCCGGCGCCCAAATCGAGTTAAGTAGACCTGCACCGTGTGTGCCCATGATATGACTTGAATTGCTAAACATAGATATTTGTTCTTGGATAGACATTTCGGAAAGGTTGACTTTTTCCCATCCTTTCAATGCCATAAACAATTCATCTGTGTTGGCCAGTTTCCTAGCAGGAGCATCATCTCTTGTGATGAAAATCTTCCTTGTGGCTTTTCCTGTTTGTGCATATTCTTTGAATAGCCAATTGGGAAGACCGGGTTGAATAATACCGTCTTGTGAGTTTGACATAGAAGGCACAATCAAATCTTTGAACTGCCAATATTCATCTTTTGGCATGACCATGTAATGGTAGTCCTTCATTATTTGTTTCATAACATTTTCCATGTATTCTCCCATGTTGGGGAAGATATAAACAAAATTTCTCGTATTCTTTTTAATACGTTCCGACTGCTCTAACAATCTGATCCTGCTCCAGACGTCGATCCAAAAGTGCCAGGCATTGTTCGAACTCTCCCGGTCTATCGGCATCCACACATACACATCCTCGTCATTAAACTGCCTCGAAACCTTTGGGTTATCTATGTCTAATTTATCTGTCCACTGATTCCATAATTTGTGTGTCTTGTGAGGTTTGTTTTTCACTTTCCATAACAACGGCCACACATGATCTGTAATCATTAAATTGTTTTTGGTCAACAAGAAAGGCAAGGTGTGAGCCCTTACATCTTTAAAACGAGAAACGAAAGTTGGCATAGCGGTAAAAGATGTTTGTGGTTGATTCTTGTGCCAGACACATTCATATGTAAAAGATTTGTCAATGTTTTCAGAATTTTCTAAAAAATATTTTATGTTGGTAACGGGTTTAACAATCATTGTAAAATAATTAATTATACTATAAAATACATGTATGAACAAACTTTTTTCAAACGGGTGCAGTTTTTTAACTACCAGGCCCAAGGACGGAGTTGATACATTTACCTCGAAAATTATAGCAGAACATTACAACATGGAGATCAACAACATTGCCATGGGAGGCCGCGGAAATGATAGACTGTGTTTTACCACCAAACATTGGTTTGAGTCAAATACCAAAAATGATATTTTTGCCGTGATAGGTTTCACAAGCACCCACAGGATGGACTATGTGACCAATGACGGGTGGAAAAAAGGAAAGATACCAGGAACCGATTTAACTTGGAGAACTTGGAAGATAGGCGACCAATTGAGATTTGTTCAATCACAGCCAGGATGGGATATAGAACAAACTGGAACTATGCGGTGGCTCAATCATGTATTAGACCTACAAAACTACTTTGAAAACAACAAAATTCCATATGTGATGTACAACTCGTTACCGATAGAGATCGTTAAAAATAAGGGGGATTTTGACGCTTTAAAGGGCATGATAAATGCCAATAGATACTTTAGAGTAAACGATTCTCATTATAATTACATACAAGAAAACAACAGTATTGTCAGTCCGATGGACCCACATCCAAGCAAAAAAGGTCACGAAGGATGGGCAAAACTTTTGATAGAATTTATAGATGCTAACAATCTACGCACCATTAAGTAATCAGAAAAGCAAGGCATGGGAAGTGTTCGAGGGCATACGTGAAACATGGCCGGATGAAATGATTGTCATGGACAATGCTACCGAAACTGAGCCCAATTCAAATTCTATGTTCTGGGGATTTGTCAACAACAATCTCGAAATGGTCAAGAAATTGGAAGCGAGACAACATGACTACTGGTTTACCGATACACCCTACTTTGGAAGATTTGACAACAACAATCTTAAACCAGACAATCACTATTGGCGAATTTGTAACAATAGCATACATGCAGGATTTATTGAAAATTGTGCGGCCGACAGATTTGAAAATTTTAAAATTGAGGTACATGACCCAAAAAAAACAGGAGACCATATTTTGATTTGTCCTAGTTCGGTTGGCATCAACAGTTATCTAGGAAATTCAAATTGGACTAACGATACAATAGAAAAAATAAAAAAATTTACGGATAGACCGATCAGACTTCGACACAAGCCTAGGGGCAGGGGTACATCAGGGCCAAGTGAGGCCAAGGTGCCCCTATCCGAGGACCTTAAGAACGCATGGGCCTGTGTGACCAGTTGTAGCATAGCGGCAGTGGAGGCAGTATGCATGGGCATACCGGTGTTCTGCCACTCCAAAAGTTTTGCGGTAAGTGTAGGCAATTTAAAATTAGAAAATATTGAAAATCCTTTACGTTGTGATCCCATGCCATGGTTATACAGTCTCGCTTATCAACAATTTACTCCACAAGAATACCAGAACGGAACTGCGATCAATATTTTAAGGGAAAAAGGTCTTGTATGAAAAATTGTATAGTGCAATTCCATGTAGATGCCGAAACATATGACAGTCCTGAATACAATAACATATCGGTAAATCAAAAATTGTTACCTTTCAGTTTTGAATCTGTTAAACGTTACAGTGAAAAAATCAACGTCGACCATGTTATTGTTAATGAAAAGAGAATAAATTGGATTCATCCTACCTTCGAAAGATTTGATCTATTTTTTAACAACAACTGGTGGAAAGAGTATGAAAACATCTTGTATCTCGATACAGATTTAATTGTATGGAATGATGCTCCTGACATCTTTGAAATGTATAGACAACCAAACAAATTTAAAATTTGTTATGACAGAATAGCACGGAGAAGAAGCAAACAGTGGCATGAAAAAAATGCCAGTTCATCTATATTAGAAGAATTTGATGGATACACTTTGGCTAAAAATAGATTCAACGCAGGAGTTTTTATGTTAGACAAAACTTCGGCAAAAGCAATGGCCGAATATTTAGATTACAAAAATTTAGTTGCCGATGATAATGTTATGTTGATATACGCCATGTTAAAAAGTGGCGTAGGTGTTGAACAAATGGATTGGAGATTCAACAAAAAGAATGGATATAACTGTTGGTTTGGACATGCTTTCGGACAAGAAAAATTCAATTGGAGTGAAAATAATCCTTTCGTGGTTAAAGCAAGACAGCAATTTCCTAATATAGATTTCTAGTTGAAAATTAATTCAATTACTGGTTTATCTTGGTAGTCGTTTTCTAAATTACTATGAGTCACCATGCCGTCTTCTTTACATGCCAACAAGGTATTTGGCAGGTATGTGTATGCTGTATTGTTGATTGAAAATTGAATATTACGTTTGTCTGTCCTGTCTTTGAAAAACCAGTACACTTTATTTTTGTGCATTTTTTTAATTTTTCCTAGGTCCTTTATCAAATTGATACTTTTAACTGCTTGTTTTTCTTTGAATTCTTTCCATCGGAAATGGTCTAGGTTAGGCATATTTTCGTAAAGTCTGTCGTACGTCAGCATGTCTACCGGATGTCGCATATAAATGAATACTTTGTTATTGCTCTTAATTTTTTGTGCTATCAGCATCTCTATGGATCATTTGCTAAAAAGATTTATTAGTTCTTTTTTCCATTCGTTTGAGTATTCGCAATCGAAGTAATTTTCAACAAACCATGGACCTCCTTCGGTCCAGTGATAAATTTTAGGTTTGCCATC